AGTACTGACGCCCTTCAGTTTGGGGTTTTAATAATATATTTTTTCATTACGTTATTGACGGGGCACTTTGGGAATGTTATCATGCTCTTAGGTGGTAAGTCCTTTAATGTTCTTTTGATGCTTCTTATACATTAGTGGGTTATGAGTCTTAAGGTTCAAATATTAAAGGGTCACCTAGCTTTTATAATTTCAAAATTTACTTTTTCCTGAAATAACTCATACGTTTAAAAGAGAGAAACAGAAAGGCGTGTTGTTCAACTTAAAAGAGCTTGCGCCACTTCTGTACTGGTAATGAATGGTTGTTTATTCAACGCCCCGCGCAAACATTTTTTTGTACACTTCGTTGCGGTTTCGTTTGCCAATTGCTAAAACCAGGATTACTATACGCTCATCATCTGCTTTATAAACAAGTCTGTAACCGGCTGTTTTTAGCTTTATTTTGTATAAATTTTTGCCGCCGCTTAGGGCGTCTTTTTTTATATAAGGATGTTGTAATCTTTCTGCTAATTTCTTTTTGAACTGTTCTTTTATTGTGAAATCCAATTTATCCCACTCTTTTTTTGCGGCGGGAACGAAGTCTAATTTATAGCTCATCAAGCTCAACCCTTATTGCTTTTGATTCTTCGTTTAGTCTAGATTTTGCAATTTGAAGCAACTCTCTGTCATCTAAAAGATCTAGGATTTGCTCGTATAACTCAGCTGGAACTAAGTAAGCAGTTGGTTTGTTGTGGTTTAATAATGCAATGGGTTCTCCATTTGAGCTATTAAGCAAAGCTGTTGGGCTTTTTTTTAACTCAGATATACTAGCCGTAAGATTCGCATATATATGTTCCATAATCATCTCTATAGTTAATACCATATTAAGTACTTATTATAGAGTATAATTAAGTATCTATCAAACTTATATTAGTTTTTGCATATAATATATAAAATTGATCTAAACACTCCAAGCCGAAATGGGTAAGTGAGGCATTTCGGTTTTTTTGGGTAGGTTCGAGATTTAAAGCAATTTGCTGCGGCACTTGTGTTTTTTTGCTTTGCGCCTTCTTGAACCCTGTGCAACACTAAGCATTCTCAGGGGCTTACGTCTTTTGAAGAACACCGGGCTACCTATAAAATTGTTCTTAATTCCCCGCTCCAATCGCTCATATAAGTGTCTCAACCGCTTATGAACCCTACAACCGCTCACGTAGTGCCGGGAACCGCTCACGTAGTGCCGGGAACCGCTCACGAAGTGCCGCGAAGCGAAACGCAATCAAGTTTTAAGATTTCTGTCTAGGGATGCGGTGGGGTGATGAGTTACCCGGTTCCCTAAAGTCGGTAAAGTACCTTGTCTGCGCGCGGTTATGAGGCTGTTTTTAGGGCACGATCTAGCTGCCTTTGGAAGATTTTGTCAAAATGCCTGATGAACACCTTATGTGCCGTCTTTTGGAATCCAAACCGGGGTTTTATGTGGGCTTTGTCGGTTAGGGTGTATAGCTTTTGTATGCTGTTCTTGCCAATCCTTCTGAGTATTGACTTGCCTGATTTGCTTTTGAATATCCGACTATTGCCTTGTTCCTTTTTGAGAGCATTTGACTTGCGGAACTTCCTCGGGGCTCCGCTTGCGGGGATGGCTAGTTTATGGCCTGATCTTGGGGTTTTGATGCCTCCTTCTTCTTGGATGTTGGCAAAATATGCTCTCGTGTAGACGGCCGAGACTAACTCGTATTTATTGGCAAACTTGACCTTGATTCCTGTCGGCTGATTCTTACCCCACCATTTCTTGCGGTTGTTGAAAATAAACGGTATTGCCTTGGTGATCGAGCTTTGAGCTGCAATTGCTATCTTATTTAGCGCCGTGCTCGTAGCAAATGGTAGTTGCCTTCTTTGCATGTGATCTAGCTGTTTTGCGATCTGTTTGATATTGCTGCTTACTGAGATTTGCATGTTCTGTCTCCTCCTTATGCTGCTACTGGTCTGTATTTTGTTCCGCGTAGTATTGCGCTCACTCCAATGATCGTGCCAGTGCCATGGTTGCCTGTCATTCTGATCACTGGGCGTATGTATCTCATCTGGCCTTTATATGCTGCCATTATGGATATCCCAGCTCCATCGATTGCCTCTAAATGTGCTATGGTTCCCGTGTTTGTACCGGCTACTGCATCCTGCATGGACTCATCAGAGCAATGGGTGAAGTCAACGTTATTATCTGACTCCTCAAGCTCAATCTCGATGTAGTTATTCTGGTTAAGATCATCTCCGGCAGCTCCAATATTTGCGATTACCAAGACGCTTTCAAAACCCGATACATCAATTGCAGCTATGTTAGCCTGATCTGCTCCCACCAATGCTGGGGCAAATAATTGCATCAATCTGCTGTTGCTTTTTTCTTCTCTCGTTGTCGCCATTTCTTGCTCCCAAAACTCTGTTATGCTTTATTTTCCTATCCTTACATACCAGTATACACCTAGGTTTACCAACTTGCAATAGGGGTAAAGCAACTTTTAACCCGGGGTTAAGAGTGAACTCTGTGCACTCCAACAATCAAACCAAATTGTTACTAGAATTTTTAACCTGGCGTTTAACAGTTTTTTTCAAATACCCCATAAAACCATGATTTCTCCGCATTATTCAGCTATTTTTGTAAATTTCTACCAATTCATCCAGCCCCTCACGAAGGCGAGCAGTGCCAGCACCTTTTGGCCAGTTGGGGATTTGCTTTAGCTCATAGGCTCGTATTGGCTGCTCGTTTAGGCAAAAATGCTCTATAATCGCTTGAGAGTTCTTGCTCAGCTGCTTGAATATCCGATTGTGATTGATGATGGACTCGGCCTTTCTCTCAACACCGTTGCTGCGGAAATAATCTTGCTTTACTTGAACCTCTTCAGGGCTCCAGCCTCCGTTGCTGAAGATGCGCTGGTAATTGCTAGATAGCCGGTCTGCTGCTGCGTATTGGGTTTGGTTAATCCCTCTATGCTTCTCTAGCGGGGTTCCGCTTAGCGTATCTTGTAACCAGCTGCGATGGAACTTTGCTATTGGGCGTTTGTCGTTTTTGTTTGGTGTTGGCAGTTTGGTTGTTTGTGGTTTTGCTGTTTGCAGTTTTAGCGTATTCAATTTTGCTGTATTCATTTTCATAACCTTGGTTTATTTATTCTATTCTTTTTCTTTCCAAATCTCATCGCGCGCAGGAACTTATAAATATATTTAATGGCTTGTTTTGGACTAGCCATATATATTTATATATAGGGAAAATGCAACAAAAATAAAACATACCTCAACACCTGTAAACATAAGGGCTAGAGAGGCAGTTTATTATTGCATTTTTTTCATTATTGCAGATGCAAAAACAAAAACCCCTGTATCCCTGTTACTATATGGCATAGCAGCCGTTTTATTATTGCATTTTCGCCCATCTGCAATAATGAATTCTGCAATAATGCTGCAATAATGATTACAGATTTTCTCTTAATTTGAGCCCGCATTTTCCACCTCATTTATCGTATTATTTTCTTCTGAATCTACATCCCAAATCTCAGGATATTTCATTTCTGCTTTTCTACCATCGCCCTCATTTTTATAGTGAGTTGGTAATATTATTTCATTATTCTCAACAATCTCTCCTGTGTCAGAATCAACAGTTTTACTAATATGTATTTTCATATGTTCGGTACACATAAAACCAAAGCCTTTTTCAGGGTTGCTTATCTTGGGATTATAGTCTTTAGGGTTGTTAAAAAATTTGATATCTCCTTTTGTTGCAGCTATTGAACAATCATCATAAATAGATCTTCTTCCTCCTAAATCTTTATGATTCTGGTATTTCTGAGCAAATTGATTCATCAAATAGAACTTACCCTTGGAAGCTTGTGATTGTAGTAATTTAGTAATTAACATAATTCTCCTTTCTCTTTCCATGTCATATGTCGTCCCATTAGTTTTATAAGCTATACGTTTGTTTAACGAGTCCTCTTCCACCCATGCTCCATCTTTTTTGTTCAAGATCTTAGTGGGGATATGAGCGCCATTACGCAGTTCAAAGATCAATTCTCGTTCATTATCATCTAGCTCAGATTTGCGCAGGATTGCACCGCTGGAATAATACCCACGCAAGCTACTGGCACCGCTGAAGGCCGCAAATGGTTCCTCATCAAATTGTTTATGAGAGAGCTTTTTAGTGTGGTGAGCTAATATAATACCAGCATTTGGGTTTATCATATCTCTCAAGGGCTCGATTCTCTTTTGCAGGAAAAACAGCATTGCATCATTTTCATTCTCTGTAGCGCCGTCTCTGCCTCCATCAAATACATTGCGAATAGGGTCAATAGCTATGATGTCTGTTTCATCTTGGAATACTGATTTAACCTGAGCTGCCACAGCTTCTATTCCGGGCTCGTTCAGCAATAGTTTAGTATTCGGAGTGATGTGTAAATTATCCTGTGCAAGTTTTATTATCTCATCAGATAACTGCATATTTTGCAAACGCTCTCGCAAGTAATGATAACCAATCTCAGCTTGGAAATAGAAGATCTTTAGCGGTCTTGGAGGCTTAAAGCCGATGAATTCCTTGCCAGCTGCCATGTGAGTGAATAAAGACAGCAGGAAATCACTTTTACCAACTTTGGGAGCTCCACCAAATACAAACATTCCGCTTGGCGTTAAGATGCGTGGGGCAATGATATCTTCCGGCAGAGAACTGGTGTCATTTAAAAATGTGCCGAGTGAGTAGCTAGCTACTTTTGCTGGTTTGACTGGTGTTGATTCTTGAGTTTTCTGTTCTGGTTTATCTGGATATTCTCCAGATTCTGCAGCTTCCCCGTGCTTCTTCACATGCTTTCTCCAGAGTCCATCAACCAGTTGCCTCAGCTTTTTCTCGTCCCATGCTGGCACCACGTTTGCTGCGTTATAGCCGGTAATCTCCTCCCATGCTTGTTGCTGGGTGATAGCGCCCTCATGCAGGCGTCTGAGCCAGAATCCTGTAACTCGTTGTAGATGGCTGAATCTGCTTTGCTCGCTTTCTCCTCCTTCGTAAACTTTGCTGATAAGCAGATCTTTAAATACTGGTGTAGTGTTGTTGTAATCAAGAGGGTTGGAGCTATCCTCTTCTTTGCATTTTGGCAGCTTCTCAGCTGATTTAATTAACTCCTCAAGATTGTATTCCAGCGGTTCGTAAGAGCGTATCTTAACCAGCTTACATGCGCCTTTCTTATGATAGATTGAGCCCGCAACCCTGATCGGCTGATGTGCTGATTTAAAGTGAGTATCACCGCCAGCAGCTAGGGCTATCCGGTAGCGTAGTTTGATCAGTCTTTGCAAATCATCACCGGCTGCAGGCCTTTCTAATTGCCAGTAAATATGCAGCTTAGCGCTCCCCTCTGGCGTGATGCCTCCAGACTCCACAATCATGGTTGGTTGCCCTATAGCGCTTGTCAGGGTTTTTAGCTTTTCCTCAGTGTCACCACTATCAATATCGATCAACAATACTTGCATTTGCTGTATGTCATCAGAGCCTGCTTGCCCTTGCTTTGATACGATGCCTGGAATTACATAAAATGCTACTTTTTCCCTGGCTGTCCATTTGGCAAAGGTAACTGCTTTATCCATTACAAGCTCATCTGCATCAATCCATATATTATGCGGACGCTGGCTATTATCTGTGCCACTTTCTGGAAAAGAACGACATGGGATTAAGCCCTCTGAATATCCAAACAGCACATAAAAGAAGGTCTGTAGTTGATCTCTCTGCGGTAGTGCGTTTGGCACCATTTGTATAATATTGCTCATGATAATATCCTCTACTAATTACTTAGTGCTGCTTTTTTTTATGATAATGTTTTGTTTTTTGCCTATTGCCTATTGCCGATCGCCCCAGCAGCGCTGTTGATAAGCACACATCTTGCATTCATAATACTCACTGCTACTTGCTATCCTTGGCAGCATCTCGCCAGCCTTTGTTGCTCTGATGATGTTTGCAGCCTTATCACTCATACGCTGGGCTAGCTCTCCGTCAAATGGAATCAGCTCATGATAAAGCTCGGCGGTATCTTTGTTTATTGCAGTAAACAGCGCTGGGTTCTTGGAAATACCAGTTACTGATTCCTCCATATAAGCCTGATACAGAGCAACTTGAGCAGCATAAACCGGCTTTGAGACAACCAACCCCTTGCGAACGGTTTCCTTCCAGGATTTGTTATTCATTGATTTCATCTCCCATAGTGCAGGAACCGCTAAACCAAGAGCCTTTGGAGCCCTCGTAATAATCCCATCAACATGACCTGCCAGATTGCCACCTGCGCAACTAAACCCAAACTGAGAACCATCTTCCTGGTTAGTCAGCAGCTCAAACCCCGCATCCCGCAGCCACTTAATTGCCAGCTCCTCAAATACATGACCCGCTGCAAAGATTCGAAGAGTCTGACCGCTAAAGCCTTTGCCGGGGTCTTTGCCATCTCCACTTTGCTCATATTGCAGCAACCTACTACAAGGCACCCCAAGCTGTGATGCCCCAAGATAACGACGCTTTGGCTGAGTATCTCGTATTTTTACCAAAGCATCGTCTATTAGAATGTTCAACTGGTCATTTATTGGAGCGCTAGACTTTGATGATCTGTGATTATAGTCCAGCATGACATCTACCCCCAAACAGCATTATCAACGGCGCTGCCCGCTTGCCTCTGCTCGCTTGCAAGATAAGCTTTATGACTCGGGTCAATGGCAGTTTTAATCACATTCTTATCATTGCCATCTCGATCAATCTCAACATCAATTTTGGCTATGAATTCAATACCATCTAATTCTGCTAAGCTATTGATTTTCCTTGCTTGGCTAGCTTTTTCTGACTCGTCAGTATTACTATATCCTCTTGATGAATTTAAGATAGCACGAATAAAACCTCGCCCAATATTACCCCAACGATTATCATTTTTTGAACTATAAAGCCCAATCAAAGACCAAACCTTTCTGCCTTGATGCTCACCGTTTAACACCGTAAATTCACAATTTAGATAGCACGCATCGCTCGCCTCGTTTTTAGTAACATAAGCGCCAGTCCAACCGTGCTCATCATCATTATAGCCACCAGGCTTGATCTTCACTTGCACCTTGGCTATAGTACCTTTTTTGATTAAATCAAAATTACTTGTTTCCGCATTATTAAAATCATTAAATTGCATAATTATTCTCCTTATTTTGTTTATTTGACTGTTTATTTAAGTTATTAACTGATTCCTTCGCCATATCATAAGTTAAGTTTTTACCATCTTGCTGCGCTCTCTTAATCTTCTCCATCAAGCGCCCTAAATGAGCCTCCTCGAGCACTCTCAAACACCCAGAACGATCTTTAGCCGGATAGCCATAGGGATTAATCGTGTGATTAACAAACGCTCTATAAGGCCTCTCATCATCTCCGGCAATCTCCGCCATAGTAATCACTTGATCTACAATGCCTGGTAATTCTAGCTCCGTTTTACTGCCATCAATCTGCATAGAAAATACCTTCCGGTTAAACTCATCCAGCTTCTCCTGCAGAATCCCAACAAACCAAATATTCCGATCACGGCTGTGCTGTAAATGCGTAATCCAGCTGATCATCTCACGCCCATGCAAACCATAAGCAGCGCGAATATCCTCCTTGCCCGTCCGGTCGCTATATGATTGAGGTTGGTTCTTACTCCAGTTAAAACAAAGCCTGCCAGCAACCGTGATTGAATCAATGAAAATAGTCTCGTATTTCTCAATGGAACTAGCTGAGCCAAATCGCTTGCAAACAGCATCATAATGCGCCTTGCTGTAAGGCTGATCATCACGAAGCGCTGGATTCCCACCACCAAGATAAACAGCAAAATCACGACATTCAGACCATGTGCGAAGGCGAATAGCATCACCGCCCCAGCCAGCAACCGCCAAATCCCCAGCCTCTAAATCTAAAAACAATGTGCTCTCAACTGGCAGAGTCCAGAGTAAACTAGTTTTGCCAATACCAGCCTTGCCCAAGATGCATCCCTTGATTCCGCGAGTCTCCGATAGCCGCTCACCGGCGCTAATGATAGGTAGCTTATTCATGATCACCCCCAGTCTCTAGCCTGCTAAGCTTGTAGCTCTCTTTCCCAAGTCGAACTCTCCTAGCCGCCGCAAAACTCCCCTGCAAGATAGATGAACACTCAGCAAACCGGCGCTCAGGAATCTTGTAAACCGTCTCCACAAGCTCATCAAGATCAACTCCATTTGCAATCAATCCAGCCATTATTCCTCGCAGCTTTCTTTGATCCCACTCAACTTTCTTTGGCGCATCATTAGTAATCTGAAACTCATCATCCTCAATATGGACAATGCCGCTATCCTTCTCAAGGCGTACCCTCTTAGCTCGTACTTTTTCCTCATACTTCATCCCAATCGCAGACTCTATCCACTGACGAGTCTTACGCGCATCCTCAAACTCAGCCACTGCCTCCTTATGCAAATCATAAAGCAAACTCGCACTATAATTCGAAACAGTTCCAATTGGAATATGCAGCACCTCCTTAGTTGTCATTTTAGCAATATCGTCATTCCTATAGTTAATATCATCCATTTTAAATCCTCCTTTGGTTTATTGGTTGATTTCTAGATAATTGACTAAAAACAAAACTTTTACAACCCCATTTAATATAATTTAACTCCGAGTTAAAAAATCTATGATTGCACCCCTGTGATTGCCTGGAAACCTCACTGAAATTTTTTAACTGCGGGTTAAATCTTTCCACAGGGGCTAAAAATACGGCTAAACTATAGGCATTCATATAAATTATCTCTGTTGCAATTAAAGCGGGATAAAACTTTTTTTAACTTAATTGAATGAGAAAACTATGAAACTTGTAACCTGGATGAAACTCAGCAACCTAACCCAAGGTCAACTAGCAAAATTAATCAACGCATCCCCACAAAGGATTCACAAATATTTATATGGAGGAGCTATTCCAAAAGAAAAAGCCATACATGAAATCTATATAAAAACTTTGGGGTCAGTCCGGCCGGAAGATTTCTATAAAGAAACATCAGATATATTCGAGCAAGAACTACTAAAAAAACAAGCAATAGATGGCGAGGCATAGAATCATGAACAAAAAACCAACAATACTAACCATAGATCTCGGCACCCAAACCGGCTGGGCAGTGCAAGCACAAACTGGCAAGATCAGCTCAGGCACAGAGAGTTTCCACCGAACTAGATTTGAAGGTGGCGGCATGCTCTTCCTAAAGTTCAAACGATTCCTCACTGATCTCAAAAACAGATATGCAGGCCTTGACTATGTATATTTCGAAGAAGTAAGAAGGCATCTCGGAACCGACGCTGCCCATATTTATGGCGGCTTCCTGGGGCAGCTGACAGCATGGTGCGAGCATCATAATATAGCGCATCCATGTTGGAACCATCAAGAAGCACATAGCTGGCAAAGGCAATGCCTCTAAACAAGAAGTTATATCAGCCATAGAAGCAAAAGGCTTCAAGCCCTCCGACCATAACGAAGCCGATGCACTGGCCTTACTCGATCTCGTGCTGACAAAAGATCAGCTAACCTTATCAAAGCAGGAGGAAGAGCTATGATCACCACCCCAAGCAAACCAGCTGATATCAAGCAGCTAAACACAGCTATAGATCAATTAAACGAGTTTCTACTCAGCAAAGATTACATAACCCTCCTGCAGCAGCAATATCTCTCGCCTGAGACGGTCGCTAAGATCATGGAGGTTAAAACCAGTTTACTGAGTAATTGGCGGGTCACTGGAGGTGGCCCTAGCTATATCAAACTCGGGAGTGGCAGTAGAGGATTAGTACGATACCCCCTGCTCGGACAAGCTGGATTAATTCATTATATGCAGCAGAAGCTACAAAATAGTAGCAGTGATGATAAAATATGAGCCGAGCATGCGCAAAACCAGCTGGCAAGACTGGAAAGCTGCGGTATGAATATGAAGTGTTTTAAGATTTAAAAATGATAAAAACAGATATGAAAAACATTAAAGCTAGTAATAAATTCAAAATTACCAAAAAGCTGCTAGATGATCTCCCATCCTCAAACAAGCGTTATTATATATGGGATAGCGAGCTACCAAACTTCGGAGTTGCCGTGCAAAAGACTGGTTATAAATCATATTTCCTCGACTATACCACCCAAGACCAAAAACGACGCAGAATCAAAATAGCCATAGTTGGAGAAATCACCCCAGACGAGGCAAGAAAAAAAGCTTATAAACATGTCCTCCTAATCAGTCAAGGCTCCGACCCACTAGATGGCAAACAGCTAAAAAACGATGAACCAACTTTTAAAGATGTAGCTGAAGAATATATAGAAAAGCATGCAATTCCATTTAAAAAAGCAACAAGTATTGCAGGCGACAGAGAAATGCTACGTAAGCATATATTACCATTCTTTGAAAAAATATCTATCAAAGAGGTCAAGCGAGCTGACATAAAGGAGTTCCATTATCAATTACGCGAGAAGAAATATACAGCAAATAGATGCGTACAACTGCTATCCAAAATGATGAATTTATGCGAAGAATGGGGCTATCGCCCAGATGGTAGCAACCCATGTAAAGGACTCAAGAAATATAAAGAAGATGCCAAAGAAAGATTCCTAACATTAGAGGAAATCAAGCGCTTACAGCTAGCTCTAGACAGATTCCATGAAAGTAACCAAAGC